GGTATTCCTCAAAGCGTTTGAAGCTGTAAAAAAAAGGGTAGCTGAGGAACTCATACTGGAGCACGAGAAGAACATAGACAATATGGCATTTGATACGAAAGTCCCTCCCCAAAGCCGTATTTTTGCCTCTTTGGTGAGATTAAGAGCCGAGAATCCCCAAAAATACCGGGAGAAAACCCCTGAGACCAGATTGACAGGGGACATCACTATTAAACTCGCCTTTCCTGAGAGGAAGTATCCCGAAATACCCACAAAAGTATCCGAAGTGGACAATAACTTACTTAAAGAGGGAGAAAAGTAGCTTTTGAGCCTGAGTTTGGTTCGCACTATAGTGGTTACGTGCGTTTTAAGGTTAAGTAAGGAGGGTTCACAGGATGCCACAGAGTAAAGAGGTTCACAGGGAATATATGCGTAAGTATAGGCAGGGTTTACAGGGAGGTTCACAAAGGGGTTCACAGGAAGGTAGGGGGGTTCACCCGATAGTCTATACTCTAGCTGACAAGGAGAAGAGGTTGAAACTGGGAGCTATATGTCAGTCCCTTAAAGAACACAATGTCTTAGAGGGTGTTTACTACGGAGTGAGGAGACCCTTGCTGATGAGTGAGGTTGCTGATTTACTGACTGTGGTTACTTGACTGGACTTAACTTTACCCCCCGTTCGTCTCTTTACTTTGCTTGACTGAATATGACCTACCCCTGACATTTTATATAAAATACAAAAGGGAAAATTTTATAATAAAAGGAGGAAGTGATGGAGAAGCAGGAGAAGATAAGGGAATGGTGTGTAGAGGCAGTGCTCAAAATGGGCAAACCCATTCTTACTACACAAATCCTTATAGACGAAGCCAAGAAACTTGAGAAATATATAGCGGAAGAGGAGATTAGACCTAAATCAAAAGGAGGAACCTAGTGGAAAAAGAATATATTGAGATGTGTGAGAGGGCGGTGGAGATACAGGAACAGTGGAAGCCCCAGGTTGGGGATTGTTTTGTGCAGGTTTACACCAATAGAGAGCAGTCGGGGTTATTGTTTGTTTCCGAGAAATTTGATGAATACGAAACAGAGCCCGATTTTAGCGACAACAAGTATGCAATCTGGCTACCTCGTCAAGACCAGTTACAGAAGATGATAGGGGACATTCCCTTAGATTTACTTAGTTCCATTGCCTGTTTTTCCTTCACTGATTTGAGGATAAAGAACCATTTGATTTCACGCAGGTTTTTTGACACCTATGCTTTCCACTTCACCTCATTTGAGCAACTCTGGTTAGCTTTTGCGATGAAAGAAAAATATAACAAAGTTTGGGATGGCAATGACTGGAGAGAGTGAAAAAGACCTTGCACTCAAGAAGGAACTTGAGAAATTAGAATGGAGGAAATTTATAGAATATGGGACTGTCAGGGTTCAGATAAGGGAAGGAAAGTTGAAACTGACAGCCATAGAGCGGACATATCCTGATTAGAAACTAAAGACGAATAAGTTATCGCTGAATCGGGGAACGATAGGCAAAAATGCTTGTCGTTCCCCCTTTTTTTATTATGAAAACTATAACAATAGATTTCAAACCTACGCCGAAGCAATTAGAGGCACAATCGGCTACGGAGAGATTTATTCTCTATGGCGGAGCATTAGGTGGTGGTAAAACGGTATGGCTGGCTAATGTAGCCATAGATGAGAGTTTAAGGCATCCGAATAATTTAGGACTCTTATGCCGGGCTCGTTTAAGCGACTTAAAAGACACCACACTGAAGACATTGGAGCAATGGCTTCCCACTGAGGTGGTTGCTTTACATCACAAGACAGAGAGATATTACAAACTAATCAACGGGTCGGTTATTTTATATGATGGGTTGGGGGATTTAGAAGACACCAAGAAGCGGTTGGGTGGTTTAGAGTTGGGGTGGTTTGGAGTTGACCAGGCGGAAGAGATAACGGAATCTCAATTCAACCTTTTAGATACCAGATTACGTTTGAGACTCCCTGGAATTCACTATCACGGTTTTTTAACAGCCAATCCCGCTCCTGGGTGGTTAAGAGACAGATTTATTGACCAGAAACTAGACGACCATAGATTCATTCCCTCTCTTCCTAAAGACAATCCCTATCTCCCTGCTGATTACGAAGAGAATCTTAAAAAACGCTTACCTGAACCAATGGTAAGACAGCTTATGGAAGGGCAGTGGGACGTGGATATGGGGGGGAATTATCTCATCCCATACTCTCAGATAAGGGAAGCTACCCAGAGAACGATTGAACCCAAAGGGGAAAAAGTTGCTGGTGTAGATATTTCTCGATATGGGGAAGATGAGACTGTTTTTATTCTGCGTCAGGGAGATACAGTTCTAAAAATCGTGGCTTGGTCTCATCAGGATACTACATTCAGTGCTGGTAAAGTTGCCTCTTTAATACGGGAATACCGACCCGACATAACATACATAGATTCTGTAGGAATAGGGGCGGGCGTGTTTGACCCTTTAAACAACGAGGGGTTTGATGTTAAGGCAATAAATGTCGGCGAAAAAGCGTTAGATACTCAGCAATATGCCAATCGGAGGGCAGAATATTACAACTTACTCGCCAAGAGATTTGAAAAGGGGGAAATTGACATTCCTGACCACGACAAACTCTGTCCTCAACTGGCGGGGTTGAAATATAAGTATCAGGGCACGAAATTGGCTATTTTAAGCAAAGAGGAAATGAGAAAAGAGGGAGTTAAGTCTCCCGATTATGCCGATGCCCTGATGCTGGCTTTTATTGATACAACTCCTGAAGTAGTTAATGCTGTTACATATTGGTAAGGTGAAGATAAGACAGAAAGCAGCCATAGAGAAAATAACAGGGGAGAGGTGGGATAGTTTCCACCCCTCAGCAGTAAAGGCTTACTTTGCTTTTACTGCTAGAGGTGAGCACACTCCATTACTTGATAGGGTCTGGCACTCTCAGAACCCCGACAATAAGTTTAATGAGGTGGAGCAAAATCTTTGGGATTTAATGCAGGCACATACATTCCATCCTGCTACTGTGGAGATGTGGAAGGAAGACTTTAAGAAAGGTCTATTATTTCTTGACGATTTTCTAGGTTATCCCGCTCCATACATAAAACATGCTTTTGAAGTGTATAAAAGTGTTTTCGGGTTCATACCCACAAAGTATAACAAAATTGTTATAAGGTGATATATGGATGCAAAAGAAATCGTAAAAACTGTTGATACCCGATATAACGAACTCCACTCATTAAGGGAAAGGTGGGACGAGGATTATGATTTATGGCGGTTAAAGGAGTTCAGGCTCACTAACGAAGCTGATTACGACAATTTTACTACTAATGAACCTAGAGTCTTAATTAATAAGATGGTAGAGATTTTAGCCTATGCCCCCATTCAGATTAAATTCCCCATAGACAAGAAGAACGAAGAGGAGAGATCTAAAATCTCCAATGCCGAAAGGATGGCTTACGGAGGGTTAAACCTTGCCAATTTCCGATTAAACGATACCGTTCAACCTTCTATTCAAGAGCAATTGGCTCTTTTTTCCGTTTTAAGAGGCTGGACAGTTATCAGGGTTTATATTCATAACACAGACGGGGGAACAGTTTTAGATATAGCTGTCTGGGACCCGTATGATGTGGCGTGGAGAGTGAGCGGGAACAAACTTTTATGGGCTTGCCGTAAAAGGCAGATTACCAAAGACGAAGCCGAAATGGTTTACAAGATTAACAACATCTCTGGCAGGATGGGCTGGCTCTACGATTACTGGGATGATGAGAAGAATGTCATTATCATCAATGGGGAGGCGGTTGAAACAAACGAGCATAAACTAAAACACCCCCCAGTCAGGGTCTCTTATGCTGGTGCAGTCCCCTTCCTTCATTCATCCAATGTGGATGAAAGTCTCAAATATATGGGTGAATCGGCTTATGGAGCGAATAGGGGGCATTTTGCTCAAAAGTCAAAATTATTTACCTATTACTTTACCAATTTAAGAAACAGTGCTAAGGGAACATTGGTAGAAAAAGTCAAGGGGGGCAGGAAATCAAAGATTCAAAAGAGCCCTTACAGGGCTGGAGCGGTATTAACATACGACTCCGAAAGCGGTGAGGGTGTTGCCCCAATGCTTACGCCCACAATGCCCAGAGATTCAGTAGAGGCAATACGGATGTTAAGCGGGGAGATGATTACTGGAGGTTTGTCCCCCGTTCTGTTTGGGCAGCCTGAGTTTGGTGAATCGGGGTATCAGACACAACTTTTGACTCACGCTGCTGCTTCTACCATTAAACCCCGTCAGAGATTGATTGAAGGCGACTTGGAATGGATTGTCAGGGAAATGCTATCTCAATACGCTAAAGGTGGGTTTGACAAGCTCCGTCTTATAGGTAGGGATGGGAGCAACGAGTTTTTTGATGTTGAGCTAGCACCTGAAGATGTTAAGGGCGATTGGTTCCCTGAAGTCAAGCTCTTACCCGTTCTACCCGAAGATTCAACCGCTAAAGTTACCAGAGCACAGATGCTCAGACAGAATAGGTTGTTATCAAGGCAAACAATTCAAGATAGAGAACTCGGAATCCAGGATACCGATGCTGAGGAAGAGAGAATCAACCGAGAAGACGCTGAGGAAATGCCATATATCAAGTATATGAATATGGCAAGAGCACTCGTTAAAGAAGATGGGGGAGATACAACAAGAGCCAACGCTTTGATGGCAGAATACTACAGGACATTTGGTGCTCAAATACCATCTACAGGCAAACCTCCTATGTCTCCCCAAGAGAGAGGATGGGAAGCTAAAGAACCTCAGTTTGCGACAGGTGTTCCTAGAAATGTGATGCCTTCTGAAGAGATGGGGAAGATTCAAGGAGAAAGGTAATGCCACGAGATTGGAAGCCAATTACATATCGGACTCCTGAGCAAAAAGATCGGGATAAGAGACTGGCGTTAAAAAGGAAGGCAAGGGAAGAAGGTATTTGGACTGAGAATAAGCCCTTTAAGATGGATTACCTTAAAGAGGTGGGGGCTACGGATGAGGATATTAAACGCTGGCTAGAACCATCTAATAAGACAGCGACTATTACACCCCAAAGTCCCTACACACCTATGACAGACCAGGGTCGTTGGTGGGCTGAACAAATGAAAAAGAAATATGGGAAGACGCCCACTCCTTTTCAAATTCAGTCCTATGAATCTCAATTCGTCCCTGGGTTAGAATATCCTGTGGGTTCTACAATGCGTAATCTGGGCTTTAAAACACAAGAAGAATACATCACGGCTCAGAGATATGGATTCAAATACGGACCACACCCGGGCAAATTTGTTCCACGTGGCAGTTTGGTTATCACTACCCCTTCAGGTGAGCCCTATGCCAGATTTTACGGCTCAGAACTTCCTGATTGGATAAAAAATGTAATTAAAGAGGGAAGATATGCCGAATCACCTTACGGAGCACCGACTACTGGAATTTATGGTATGACCCAACAATACCCAGGGATTAAAGATTATGAGAAGTATTACTATCCCGAACAATCTTTGGAACAGTTTGAAGGCGGGAAACAGGCGGATTGGGAAAGTAAATGGAATGAATGGTGGGGGATGATACCCGTAACAGAGGGGACAGACCAAGCCACTTTACAAGATAGATTGAACACTATGCGTATGGTGTTGGAAGGCGAGGTAGAAGCGGGGACTTTATCCGAAGACGAAGCCCGTTTAATGGCTGCATCGGCAATGGAGCAAGCGAGATGGGTTTTGTCTATGCCCACTGAGGGTTATTTAAGACAGAACTGGATAAGTTCTCAACCTACGAAGTATATACCCAAAGTTTCTCCCGAGACATATCGTGGAGAATGGGAAGCATTGGGAACAAAAACTGATGCTCATTTTCCCACAGGGGGGTGGATGGGGAATAGAGGAACATCGGCAGGAGGGAGAGAACCTACGACTGCCAGAGCTATATCCCGCAGCCCGCAAGAAATTTACTATGCGATGCTACCAGAATTCCCATCTCCAGCAATGAAAGAATACTACTATAGAAGTTTTGCCCCAGTTTACAGGGAATTCTTGAACACATTGGGGATGGAAGAGATAACTAATGAGGAATTTCTGGAACGATGGAAGATATTTCTACAGAGATACCCTTGGGAGAATAAATATATGTCCAGACCGCCTCGTATGAGAGGTGAATACTCGCCATTATATGCCCCTCCGACCCGCACTTTGAATTATTAGGAGTAAAATGCCTTTAGCAGATGTAGCCAAAAGAGTAATTGAGACCGATAATTTCCTGAGAGACGCTAAAAAGCAGTCTTTTAGGGACGAATTAGCTCGTATAATGACGCTTCCCACTAAAAAACCTAGTCAACTCCGCCCTTTTATGGAGGAATTCAAGACGAAGGAACCCGAAAGGGCTAAATTCCCTACCCCGATGATGCATCTACCGCCTAAAGAGTCAGATTTAGGAAAATATTTAGGGAATCAAGCCTCTAATGTTATGACTACCGTATTTAAGGGTATTGAATATGCCCTTACCCCCTTTACTGTTGCGGGAGAGATAGTTCGTGATGTTGTCAAGGAATATCAGAAAGACCCCTCAACATTCCTGAAGCAACATTTCAAAGTGCCTAGCAAAGAAGCGTTTGAGAATTTAACCTCTGCTGAAAAATGGGGGGTTGTCAAGGAAAGTCTCAAAGAGATGATGCCAGGAGGGGAGACCTATAAGGAATTTAAGGAACTTCCCATCTACAAGCAATCCTTGTATGAGAGTCCTGCCTGGGCAATGACATTGGTGTTACCTTCTGCCATAGCGTTAAGGGCAAAGTTAGCCCCTGCTGCCACAAGGGGAGGTGTGGTTGGAGGTGTGGCTCAAGCTGGGCGAGTTGCATTAGCTCCTGTGGCTGGGGTTGAAACTGTAACTGGGGCTGCTCTTAAATACGGAATCGGTATTCCTCTTAAATATACGGCTAAAGGTGTTACTGCTTCTGCCAGGAAAGCCCTTGAAACTGCCTTAGATGCTGGATTGGATAGATGGCTAGTAAGGCAGGGTATCAGAGGTGACCAAGCCAATAAAGTCGTCAGATTCTTCCTTGAAAAGAATGGTAGATGGCTCTACAAAACCGCTCAGGATAATATGCTCAAGCGAATGGCAGAGAAAAGGGGGACAAAGCATGCCAGCAGAGTAGCCGTTGAGGACACTTTGAAAGATGCCGAACCCTTACTTTTACAAGCCTCTAAAGATGCTGGGGTTGAAATAAAGCCAGCTACCATTGAACCCATAGTTCCCAAAGCTGAAACTGGTATGCCTGAAGCTGGTTATCAGCCTGCAATGATGGGTGTTACCGAAGGGAAAGTTTACCCGAAAGGTAAAGGGGTTCTGACTCAAGCCAAGATGGAGGACTACCTCAAACTCTATGAGGCTAAAATGGCAGAACTTGGGGTAACTCCAGAATACCGCTTTAATATCCCAGAACTTGACGGGAGAATAGCAAGAATAAATGAACTTCTTGGAATGAAGGGGAGATTGCCCGCTGGTATGGGGACAAAGCCTGACCTCAAGGTAGAATTGGCAAGGGTAGAAACACAGAAAGACATTGCCAATCTAATACAAGAACCTGGAATTGAACACAGAGACTTAGTCCGTAATGTAGAAACTGCCATTGGGGAAGTAGAGGCTGAGTTGGGCAATCGTTCCTTGCCATATCACGGAGCAGCCAGTGAAAACAAGTTTCCTGACAAGACTGTTAAGCAACTGGATGCGATGTGGCGTGTCTATAACGATTTTAGAAACAGTCTTCTGGGCAAGAAGGTTGCCACCGAACCGCCAGTCAAGACTTTAATCAGTGAGTTAAAAGAGGCTTATTCTAGCATTAAAGCCGAGATAGAAGCGTGGCAGGCATCACTTAAAGGGATGCAGGGAATAGAAGCCAGAACTGCCAGAACCACACTAACTGCCTTAAAGAGGGAACTTAAAAATACAGAATTTATGCTCAAGCAAGCCGAACTAGGGATGGAAGTTTCCCCCAAAGAAAAGGGGCTTAGACAAACAATTATGGCTTGGGCTAAGTTTAAGGGACTTCCCCAGTCCCACTTGAGGGATATTTACAAGCGACTCACTGGACATAGCAGACTGACCGCGATGAGCGAGGGGCAGTTAGAAGCAGTGCTAAAGGCAGTAAAACGAGTCCGTCCCAGAACTGTCAATTATAAGAAAGTCATCACTGTCAGAACGGAAAACAATATCCAGTCCTTAAAGGAAATCCTCATCAAAGAAGGCAAGCTAACTGAGGATGCCTACAATCAAATAAAGCGTAGCCTTGGACTATCAACCGATAAGTATTTAAGTGCCGAGCACTTCATTACTGAGAGTGAAGGGAAAAACCTTATCAGGACAATGAACGAAGAGGCAGAAGTTGGCTACATTGAACAAATGTCAAAGTGGCAAAAGGGGCTAGATGCCAACCCCAATGTAGCAGAGGTTGTGGGGAATTATGAGAATAGAATAGCCAAAGAGGGACAGGTTTATTTTGAAGGCAAGCCTGCCGATGCCTCTATCTTGAAGGATATGAGGTTCTTCACCGAAGACCTGCAAACGAGGACAGGTCAGCCGTTTTATCACATCTATTTTCTGGCTAACAGGGCACACCTAGCTAATAGAATAACCTTTGCCCGAATGAAACTAAAACAGTCCAAATCCACTCCTGAATACCGCAAGATTGTTAACAGCGATGCAGCATTAAAAAGAGTAAACGATTATATCGCCTCCAAGAATAAGTGGCTTAAAATAAAACCACCAAAGGACATCACCCCCGAAGAAATAAAACTCGCCAATGCTTTAGAAGACCAACTGTTTGAACTTGTTCCTGACTTCAGATTCCAGCGATTTATTAACATCTACAAGCAGTTTGAAGGTGATATTGACAGGATAGCTCCAGAAATACCTGATGCTCCTAAAGAAGACTTGAAAGTAGCGATAAAGACTTACGAATCTAAAGGTGCTGGAGCATTAAAAGATTATCTAGATACTCGTGAGTGGGGTATCGTTAAATCAGGTTTTGAACCTCACTTTGTGGTAAATCCCAAGTTGGCAGAGGCAAGAGTGCGAACTCGCTTCCCAACGGGAAGGTTTAAGTCTAGAGATGGGGCAGAGTTCTACCCTGCCGATATGAACATTGTCCAGAGGGTTGACAGATACACTCAACAAATGCTTGCTTTCAACCTAAAACCCTATGTCAGAAAACTAGAGAGGGTTTACAAGGAAGCTATTCCACGATTGAAAGACCCCGAAAAGGTGAGGACTTCACTTTCAGCAAGCATCAACGAGATGATGGGCTATGTTGAAAAAGGCGGGGCGATGTATGATGCTATAATCAGAATCGCCAGCCAAGCCTATATTACCGTTTTCAGCACAATGCCTATTTTACCTTTCAGAAACCTATTTCAGAACCTAGCTTTTCATCCTGACAAAAGCACACTTATTGACCCACGAAATAAGACATTGACTCACGGAGATTGGGCGTGGTATCACACTAATATCTCCCAGATGGAAAGCATTCCCAGAGACCTTCTGCTAGCAGGGGAAGGCGGACTGCCCGGGGTTGGAAGATTTAATAAACTTATTGTCCGTGCCAATATTTACGGAGCCTCCGACAGCAAGGTAAACAGAGTTCATTGTTACTGGGGGAGTTTAAATAAAGCCAAAAGAGCACTGGAGGGTTATGAGAAAGACGGCAATATCCAGAAGTTTATCTCTGGTTCGGGGCTATCGGGGCTAACCCTTCAACAACAGGTTGATATTCTAAAAATTCTTACGGTTGACAAAACCCGTGCTGTTAGGGAAATTGCTACAGAAATAACTAACAATGTCCACTTCTTATATGACAGAGCGCAGAGAGCACCTTTTGAAATGGGGGGAATGGGCAGAGTCTTTGGGAGTTTACTTATCTTCCCTCGCAGTCTTATGCAAAGGGTGTTGAAGCAATTTAAGGTTTTAGACCCTGTCTCCTACGCACCCTTGGCGAAAAAGAAACGAGCATTAAAGATTTTACTTGCGATGTTGATGGGGTCTATGGCTGCCAACTACGCCTTCAAAAAGGCGACAGGCAGAAAGATGGCTCCTTATAATCCGCTTAATATCTTGGCTTGGTCGCCTGGCGGGTTAGCCATTGGTTCGGTAACATCTATAACTGAGGTTATAGGCAACCTTTACTTCGCAATGAATGGTAGTAAGAGTGCCCTATCTGAATTGCCCACAAGTATAGAAAAAGCAGGCGATACTATGATTCCCTTCTATAAGCTCATAATGTCCAGCCTTGAGGCAGCACTTGACCAGAAGTATATTGACCGCCTGAAATACAGGGAACTACGCAGTATCATTGAAAAGAAATTATACGAGATGGGCTACTTGGATAAAGCCTACGAACCCAACAAAGAATTCTATGAGGCTGAGCGAGATTGGGAATGGAAGATAAAGCACGCTATTTTCAATACCGAACCTCCCGAACCAGATGTGCTTGTTAAAGCCGTAGAAGATGTAATCAAAGCTCAGGGTCAATTGGGCAAGTTCATTTTAGCCGAAGACAGTGATGATGGATATGTCTTTGAAATGTCCGACCTTGCAGGAGAGATAAGAAGAAATCTTGATAAGGTTAAACCCCAAGACATAGACCAATTTCCCCCGATAGTCCAGATGTATAAGCAAGCGGAAGCTCTCTGGAATACCTATTACTACTCTCTACCTGCCAGCGATAGGATTGCTCTTAGAGAATCAAACGCACAGGTAGAAGCATATCTATTCCTTTGGGGAAAATTAAGTGTTTTGAGGAATCCTGACAGTTTGGGAATTGTTAGAAGGTTGATGGCGACTTATAACATTCCCGACGAAGCCGTACCGGTAATTGCTAAACTCAAGGAGAAAAAGACTAAGCCTGCACCTAGATTAGAATTCCCACCCCTAACGCCTAAACAACCGCCTAAAGCCGAAGAGAAACGAGGGGGGATAAAGGAAGAGTTAGAAAAGATAATGACGCTATGACCTATGCTTGCGAGAGGCAATTCCTCTAATCCAAATCTCGGCATGTTCAATTGCTTTCACTAGATAGGTAAGAATTACTATGAACAGAACAGCTCCTAGCACCTTTAGGAATATCTCTAGTCCTATCCATATATTTGTCCAAACTTCATAACTCATACTTTAAGCATACTACTTCCAAGAGATTTGTCAAGTGGTGGGGCTGGATTGGTTTACCGTGGATTTGGGGGACTTCCTCTAGGCAGAAGGTAACCCCAAGAATTTGCGATATCGCCTAGCCTATCGCTTATTCCCCACGTTTATCCAGCCCCATATACAAGCGAATTATAACAATAGAATAGATTTTGTCAATACCCGTCAAATCTTTAGGGCGGGTATTTCTATTTAAGGAGGTTTTAACAATGGAAGAGAACTTGGAGTCTATGCAAACTTCGGAGGAGCAGGCAAAGCAGGTTTCGGAGGCGGAGTCTGCGGAGCAGGTTTCAAAAGAAGAGGCAAAGGTTTCAGGCGAGGTGGCAGACGAGGTAAGAGCCAAGATTTTAGAGGAGTTCAAACAGTCTGAAGACTTCGTAAAAGCAGTCCAATCCGAAAAGGACAAATCTATCTATGAGGAAATCCAGAAACACACCAAACCCCTCAAAGACCAGATTAAGGAACTGACGAGGGCTGCTAAGGAAGCTGAAATAAGGGCTAGGGAGAACACAATCCTTGAGACCTTTGGCGACACCGATGAGGCAAAGAAAATGGCAGCCTATGAGCGGAAACTCTGGGAAAGGGACTTAGAACTTTCTGAGAAAGAGGCAGCCCACGCCGAACTCTTACAACGAGCTGCGGAAACTAACCGAAGGAATATCATTCAATCGGTTGTTGCTGAGTTCAAAGATGAGGGCGTTACGGCTGAGGATTTAGAGGGGGTTGATGTTTCCAAAGCTGAGGACTCCGCCCAAGCCAAAACAATCCTGCAACAAGCTGCTAAATCTATTGCCTACGACAAATTGATAGCCGAATTGGACAAGAAGCCACCTCAGAAAATTGATTCTGGTGTGGAGAGTGGTGGTGGTCAAAGCTACACAACGGTAAGTTTTGACGAAAATGCCCCCAGCGCAAGGGAAATGATAAGCAAGGGGGTAAATAAAAAATAAGGAGTAAAAATGGCTACTACATTAGCGGAGTATAAATATCTCGGTCCTGAAGCTGAGATAAGGGCTGGAATAGCCAAGACGATTGTTACCGAGTCTCCCTGGCTTCGGGAAATGCCATTCTTTGAAATCAACAACAATGTTTCCCGTTACAAGATGGAGAAGGAGGCAGCTCTCGCCAGCACCTATGAGGTTGGTGAGACCTGGATAGAGGGGACGCCTACCTGGGAATACAGGGATGCTCCTCTGGCAATTCTCGGTGGTGATGCTGATGACGACAATTTTGGTAGGTTAGCTGCTGGTGGCGAGGATACTTTGGCAGCTATAACTGAATTGAAGTCAAAGGCTATTGCCCAATGGTTTGAAGAGCTTGCCGTGCTAGGACGCACAACTTCAAATGCTAAGTATTCTGCCGAAAAGAATTTCAAGGGTCTAATGAGGCTGATATGTGAGTGCGAGTCCTCAACTACGACCGATATGGATGGTGCTCTCTATTCAGCGGTAGGAAGTGCCAACAATTCTCAGGTGATTCAGGCGGCCTCTGGGGCTTCGGCAACGCTGACTCTTGATATGCTGGATGTTTTGGTGGATTTGGTAAAGCCAAAGCCGACTCATCTTATTATGAGTCGGTTGATGAGGCGGAAAGTGGCATCACTGGCAAGGGCAGCGGGCAACAACCTTCAGCACGACAACGATAAACTAGGCTTTCCTGTAACCCGATACGGGGAACAGATAATTCTGGTTGACGATGCTACCCCAGTAAATTTTGACGACCCTACAGCTTTAGTCTCAGCTCCAGCATCTTACGATGCTACTCAGGCTGTTTCTGCCACTCACGACACATCTCCTATATTTGCCGTGAGATTCGGTGAAGATGGGCTTTGCGGTATCAATGGCGAGGGGATGATTCAGGTTGAGAGGTTTGACAAACTGGAGACCAAAGACGCCAAGAGGGTTCGCATCAAGTTTTACGCAGGTATGCGTCTCACTAACAAGCTGGCTGCTGCTGCTCTTATGAGTGCTACGGCTAGTTAATAAAAAGGCTTTTGGGGAGTGAGCCTTAATCACTCCCCAAAATAAATTAAGGAGACTTTAATATGGCAACTGCAATAACCCCAAGTTTTACCAAATCGGCTGCAGCGGGTGCGTGCCGTGAGTTCTGGATTAAAGCAACAGGGCTGACTGGACTTTCTTCGGCCGCGTCAAAGACCGTAATCAATACTATTGAGAATCCTTACGATGAGGATTTGCTCATTAAAGAAGCTATTCTCTATGTAACCACTGCAATGGGAGATGTGGCTTCTGATATTGACATCGGTCTAGGCGATGATGCTGATGGAACGAATATCGGTGCCGAACTTGCTGACGGTCTGGCATCCGCAACTCTTCACACGGCTGGTGTCAAGGAGCTGGGAGCTGTCCGCGCAATAGCTACACCGCCAACCCAGCCTATCTGGAAAGCAAGCGGGTCTTCCACAGATAGCTTTATCTGCACTTCTCAGGCAGGGGATGTGGATGCTTCCGACCTTGTGGCTAACCTGTTAGTCAAGTGCATTCCCGTTACAGACTTGACCTAAACAAGATTTGGGGGGGGTGTTAAAGCACCCCCCAATAAACTCAGGGGGTGAATTATGGGGAAAAAATCAGATTTATTTGACGAGTTTGGTAGACCATTGGGTGTAAATATTTCCTCACTTAAGACGGTGAGTGTTACCAAAACCTGTGAGGCTGATGGGGCGTATGTAGCTGATGATGTTATCTCAGAATCCGATACTCCCGGTGCGGGCACAGCTTGGACTTTTGCTGCAATGGCTAGAGGGAATGGTGGAGGTGGAGAGATTGTTAAAGCTATTGCTGTTAGTGAGACTACTGCCTTGACACCTAAATTAACACTCTTTTTGTTTAATGCCACGCCAACCTGTGAACTGGATGACAATGCCGCCAACACTGCCGTTCTGAAGGCTGACATAAGTAGTTATGTGGGCAAGATAGATTTCCCTGCTATGGAAGATTTAGGGACAGGTTGCTCAGAAGCGATAGTCACTCTAGCTGATGGTGGAAATTTACCATTGCCCTTTGTTTGTGCCAGCGATGATGATGACCTGTATGGTGTTCTTGTTACCCGTGATGGGTTTGACCAGGTAGATGACAAAGAAATGACTATCAAGCTAACAGTAAAACAACACTAAGGAGATAGAATGTTAATTCCAACTATATCGTGGACGGAGTTCAAGAAACTAACTGCCTCACAGATAAAGGAGATGAAATCGGTCGCAGTTACTTTTAATAGCGAGCCTTTATTCTTTGTTATTATCCCCCCTCTAAATGGGGGAATGAGTATAACCGATAACATCAAGACTCAGGCCGAATATTTAGCTGTGAGAAGTAATACAGTAGGTGGGAAAGACCCAGATGCTCTATGAGTATTTTTGTGAGAAATGCCAGCTAAGATTTGAAGCCCGTAAACCAATGAAGGAAAGGGAAACCGCTCAATGTCCTAAATGTGGAGAATTAGCTCCTAAAGTTATCTCTGTGGTAAATCACACCTTTGGCTGGCGGCTTTCTGATGACTCACATATCAAGGGGCACAAAGACAAACTGGTGAGAGACATTTAGGAGGTAGAAGATGCCTGCATCAACTGCGACTCAAAAACGAGCAGCTTGTATGGCTCTAGCCTACAAACTACACGGCAAGAGTGCTTTAGAAGGGATGAAGAACACGGGGGTCATCATTAAAATGGCGAACTCAATGACCGAAAAACAGCTGCGGGATTTCTGTGAATCCCCAGTAAGAAAATAGGAGGTAAATTGTGGCAGTTAGTATAAAACTTTATTCACACTTCCCTTACTCGTTACTACTAAATAAGCTAGGAGACTTATCGAGCGAGACTACGCTCAAATGTGCACTCTGCACTTCGTCTTACACACCAAACCAGGACGACCACGACTTCTTTGACGACATAACCAACGAAGTATCTGGGACAGGGTATACGGCTGGCGGAAAGATTATAACCACGACCAATCCGACTATCTCAGGCAAGGTAACTACCTTTGATGCTGCCGATGTGTCGTGGACGAATTCCACCATAACAGCCCGCTATGCCATTATTTACGACTACACGGGAGGTTCAGATGCAACTAATGCCCTTGTAGCGTATATAGACTTTGGGGAAGACAAGTCCAGTGAAAACGGGACTTTTCAGTTGACCTGGAACGCCTCTGGGATTTTCACATTCACTGTAGCGTAAGGGGGAATATGCAGGTAGAACTTATAAAGTCATTGTTATCACAGAGAGACAGAGCCAGGGCGACAAAAGATTACAAACTAGCTGATAGCCTGAAAGCGGAACTCACCTCGCTGGGAGTAACGGTAATGGATACCCCCAATGGTTCTTCGTGGGAATTTACCACTGAGTTTGAGCGAAAACTAAAACAAAGGAAAGATGACCGTGAGGTAGATGCGTTTGTATTAAGTATGAAACGCAGAGGCGAAGGATTTGCCCGTAGAGGAATGGAAAAGAAACACAAGGATGTCTTCATAGAAGTCCCCTGTATAAATGTTGAAATCAATACAAAATCACCGAAGTAACCTGTAAGGAGCAAACAATGTTATACCGAGTAAAACTTGATTTAGCCTTTGATAGAGAGGAAATAGGGCAGGCTGTCTTTGACAAGGCAAAAGCTGTTTTATCTAAAGCCAAGAAGATAGCCAAACCAAGCGGACAAGGAGAAATCTCATTTATAGAAATCCACAAGTGCTATCACGATGAAGCCGAGAACAAGCCCTGTGAAATGATAAAGAGGATTGAGGTCTAATAATGGCTCAAAAATGCCTGCTCTTTGACTTTAATGATGATTATGTAACTGTTCCCTCCAGTGATAGCCTAAATCTGGGGACGGATGACATAACCATAGAGATGTGGATTAAACGGAACACTGGCAATCTTGGTGAATACCAGTGGCTCTACAAAAAGAGGGGAGCAGTAGAGGGTGCAACTAAGTTTTTTAATCTATTTTTCTCTACCAATAATTACGTTTACAGTCAAATCACTGACAATAATGAAGTTAATGGCTATAAGCAATTTCGCTCCAAATCTGCAATCACAGATAGCAACTGGCACTATATAGCTGCGGTATTTGATAGGGATGGGAATGGGACTATCTATGTAGACAATGAGGCGGGGACGCCTGTAGATATAAGTGCG